CTTGTATTCTACAATGATAGAAGTAAAACAAGACGACATTGAATTTAAATCCGATGGATTACCACTCCCCGAACATGACGCGCCCAAAGGCGCAATCAAAGGAGGGAAAAGTCGACAAATCAAGTCCAAGAATAAATCTAATGTCCTGCCAGAGGCTCTAGAGCCAAAAGGCCCGGACTTTAGAATGGAATTGCCTCCTGCCGTGCAGTCTTTTACAGGTACACGGCTAGTGAGAATGAAGTCAACAATTCCAGAAGACATGGACTCTATTAAGTTGGAGATTCTCCAGAGCCTATGGCAGTACCCGGTTGTTAAAAGCCCGATGCCACATCCTTTCTGTGCCGCGATACGTGACATGATGGAAGTAAAAGCCCTGGAATTATCGCTTGGAGATCTCGCCAACTTTGTCGACCGTATTCCCGAAGGCATGGTCATTGTTGACATAGGGGGAAACCCTTATCGACATGCCTTGTCCAAACGTACATATGTTCACTCGATGCAGCCACAGCTCAAAGCTAGGCAGCTGAGACCGAATCAATGTAACCACACCCTCCGTGAATGCCTTGACTCCCATGATGATTTGGCTATTGCCAGCACCATCAGCGTTCATACTATATATTACCTCGATCTCGAGGATTTGTCAGAAATGATGAGTCGCTCCCTCAGCCCGGTGCATTACGCTGTGGCCCACGTATTTGACCCCGAGATTTCTTCCGGCACCATGTGTTTGGGAGAAACTCGTTATTACGTGGAAGATGAGGAAGTGCAATTCTTAGCCAATCATAACAAGACAACATACACACACCCTGCCAACCATCACTTCTTCACCGATGGAACCAGGCAATTGCGAAGTAGCGTCATTAAATGGGAACATGTCTTCACATTATATGACCATACAATGTTGCGATTCACTCTCGTTGACGAAACAGAACCTATTAAACCTGACATAGATTTTATCACCGTCGGGGAACGTTCAGTCCCGCGCGAGCTGGTTTCTAGAGCCCAAGTGTTTCTCTATTCCGTTAATCGGGATGAGCAAACCAAGCGCAATTTCATTCGGAAAATGTTGCAAGACTTTTCTGTTATGAAAGGGCGCACCAAGAGATGGTTGACAGCCCAAGACCAAGTTGCAGTTGCAACTGTGCTGTTTTATCACATCCTGCCAGAGATGAAAGTTTTGTCAGAACTCAACACCCCGGCGCAAGCCGATAACGAGGCAAAATTGATCGCTCTACGCAGTGGCACAGTCAATCAGACACCTGTGAAACGCATTTTCGCTTCCATATTTTGTCTGATATTTACTTTGTTAAACCTGCCCCTTGTCATCCAAATCACAACCATCTGGACTAAGACCAAATTTGACACCACATGGTCTTGGCGCCAATTGTTCGCTCATTATTTGAACTTTTCAATTGTTGTAAACACCTCAACGACAACTCGAAAGATTTTGAATAACCGAGTGGACCGATGGTTTGATTTGCCTGACGGCACTACTCGCTTTCTTCGATTTCTTCACTGGTATCCAGCTGACTCATCCAATGCTGAGGTCTTACGCCTCCACAGGATCTCACTGGAACTAGTGACTACTCTACTGAAGCAGAATGCCATCTTGATAATTGTCTATTTTGTATTGGCCATCATTCTCACTACGCTCACCACTGTTACTCTCATTTTCATTATTAACAAATGTTCTCGGTTAACGAGACATGATTGGCCCGATTGGCGCCGCTTACTCAATTCCATTATAACCAGGTACCGTCTTTATGATTCTTGTGTCCCAAAAGAACTGATGCCTATGGATGAGAGCGCGAAGCTAAACGGACCTTCAGAGGAGGCATGTCATCCCAAAGTACCCATAAATTTGGTCGGCTTCGGGATTATGTCTTACTTACCACGTTTACCTAGGAAATGTTGGCACAATCAACAATGTGCCATTGTGAATAGAGTTTTATTTGCAAAGAGTGACCGACTTGGCTGGGCCGACATACCAACACCCTCGATATTGTTGCCATTTCTACAAATGTGCCGAAACTCCCTCGCCATCACTGTAGAACAGTGGCTAGAGGCAATACGACCATCCCGCTCCACTTTTTATAAACTCAAGAAATATCAGGAAGACTTCACCCTTAATTATGGGCCAGATGAGGTAATGTCAGCATTCCTCAAAATGGAATTGTCACTTGGAAAGTCCAGGTTCAACCCACGGGTTGTCCAGGGCACCTCGGTCAATACCATCTTCACGATCCAGCCATGGTACGTTCCATTTTCGGCTCTTCTTTCAGATATTTTCAACCATGATTCGTATCGATTCTTTTACGCCACAAAGACATCCGCCGAATTGATTGGAGCTTGGGTTCATGAACACCTCCGTGACGGATGGATACCCTATGAATGTGACTTCTCAACATTTGATGGATCGCAGAGTCAATCATGTCTACAGCGACAATTTTCCTTGTATGCCGAAGCCGGGTGTCCGCCAGAAGTGCTTGCTATGTTCGAGCACCAACTGGTTAAGAAAGGACGCTTGGGACCTTGGAAATATGCTGTAGACGGTGTGTTAGCCAGCGGAGTACCGAACACCTCCACTGGCAACACTCTTGCCAATCTCTTAGTTACCACTCACGTATTTGAAACACGCCTTGGAGCTGATATCTGTACGCTCATCTTAGGTGATGACAATGTCATTTTCACCAAGAAGAAAGTTGATGTCAACGCCGCAATCGCGTCATACGCCGACTATGGTCTAACCGCCAAGCTCAAGTGTTCCACACCACTGGACCTTGAGTTTTGTTCGCGGATCTTCTATCCCGTTGGGGATACGTTGATACTTGGACCTAAAATCGGCCGTGTTTTGGGGAAAACCTTTTGGGACAGAAGGAATCTGTCATCCAACCTCGCGGCATCATGGGTATATGATGTCGCTTTCGGGCTGCAGCGTGATGCGGCTATTGTGCCCATACTCCATCAAGCCGTGAGCCGAATCTTACAATTCGGCCCCGGACCTGATAAAGTGAAATTCACTGATGAGCATGAGTATACCAATCACGTGCTTGGCGAGTATAGCTACGACGATAACACGATTCAATTCGTCTGTGAGCGTTATGATATTAGCCCGGTAGACATCTATGATGCTATCGATGAGATAAGTCAGGCAACACTGCCTGCACTCTTAAGCAATCGCACCCTGGATAAAATAGCCGCTATTGACAATGGCGGCACGGCTAACTTGGATCTAGACAAATTGGAAGTCACTAGCACTGACTTGACTACCATAACTAGAACCGAGCTTTTTCTCTCCTGTATCGTGAGCCCTGTTTTGGAGGAAACCTTCAAACACATCCCGGTATACGGAATCTTTCTCACTCTCTTACTCATCATCCTTGAAAGCACTGACCCAAGTTGCTTCGTTTACAAGGTGGCCGTACACATGATCCTCTGGTTTCTACCCTTGGTTCCGTCCATCCTAATGCACGCAGCAATAAATCTGGTGATCACCTACTTGGGCCACATAAGACTACTAAACAACCTTATATCATCAATGGTGAGCAAGAACAATCGTGAAAGACCTAATAAGGCAGAGCTCAAGCGCCGTGCTCAACAGTCACGCCGCGACCGTGCGAATAATTACCCCCGACCCTCTTACATTCGTGGATCCGGATCTTACTTTTCGGATTCCATGAAAACTATGGGAAACACTGTCAAATCATTGATCCCCCGTGGCTCCTTTGCCACTCTGGGCAATGTTGGCGGTGGCCTACTTGGTGGACCATCAGGCAGCAAAATTGGCTCTATTTTGGGTCAAGGACTTGCTGATTTAGTTGGATTCGGCAGCACCAGGATTAGGCACAATACCCTTAGGGACAGGGATCTCGGCGTCCAACTCGATGAAGGCTATGGTCTTCCCGAGTTTGCCAATGCTGAGAATCGCACCATCGTCACCCATTGCGAGTTTGTCTCAGACATAACTGCCAATGGAGGCACCGACTTTACTGTTTACAACTATCCATTAAATCCCGGAGTCGTCACTAGCGCCCCTTGGGCCGCGATAGTTGCTGCTGGGTTTGAATCCTATCGTGTTCTTGGCTGGGCCTTCGTTTTCAAAAGTACGTTCTCTGATATATCAACCGGAGGTGCTCTTGGAAGTGTCGTCCTTGCCTCAGATTACAACACTCTAGATGCAAATTTTCCTGACAAGATCCACATGGAAAATTCTCAGTATGCTACCTCGGCAAAACCGTCAGTCTCACAAGTCCATTATGTGGAATGTGATCCTGAAGTGACATTCTCCCCAATTAAATTCCTGCGCCAAGGGGCAATCCCCACTGGTGCCGACGCACGGCTATATGACTGGTGTAACTTCCAAATAGCCACCGTTGGATTACCTGTCAGTTCAGGGAACATTGGAGAATTATGGATAGATTACCAATTAGAACTCATCAAGCCTACTGTTGAGAAAGCACCCACGTTGCGGGCAACATTTGCCCTCCCTTCCACAGTGTCAGCATCCAATTATTTGGGGCCTGACACAACAACTGTGGTTTCTGGGACTGGCACACTTGGGGGCACAACCAAGGGCAGCACCTACACCTTTCCAGACGGGACAACCACTGGAACTTACCTTATCTTGTATACTGTAAGAGGAGCTGCC